GAAACTCAGGTGGTCGAGCTCGATGCTCCTCGACAAGTCGCCTCTGCTGTATATCCCGAGCCGGTTGGCTCTACTGATGGTAAAAAATTGGCTTCGGATACTAAAGAAACTCAGGTGGCCTCTGTCAATCCTCCTGCACAAGCTGTAGCACCAGTCATTAATAATATTACGACCAATAACAATAATCCAGTAGGACAGTCATCTCCTGGAGTCATTAATAAACCAGGAGCAGATGTAAATCCCATAAATCAGATGTGGAATACGTTTGCATTTGCATAAAAAAAGAGGGTGGAATTAACCACCCTCTTTCCTTTAATATCTGATAAACAGATTAGTTATCCAGTTTCGGATAGAAATTGCCCATTTAGGTTCTGGGAAATGCCAACCGACAAAGGCACCAATAAGTACGAGTAGTGTAGTTTCTAACATTACGTCCTCCTTTGGTTTATTACTCAATTTCCTCTATGCTAGCATTTTCTTAAAGTAATCTAGATCATCAGAGGCTTCGACTGTCTCCTTCCAAGGAGCACCAGCTTCCTTGGGAGTTCTCGGCGCTTCAAACTCTTCATCGATGTCAGTTGCTGGGATCGATGGCGCATTTGGATTATTCGACAATCCAAGAACATTATCAAGCTTGGCTTTCAGAGTGTCATAGGACTTAAAGTTCGAAGGAGCAAGGAAAGCTTTCAATGAATGTTGACCATCATATACTGCTTCGAGTTTAGAATCATTATCAAATAGAGGAGCAGGAGTTTCAAATTCAGATTTGTCATAGTTACGATAACCTTCGACCATGCGAATCTTGATCTTGAAGTTTGCACCTTCCCAGAAGTCAAAGGGATTAATTGGCTTCTCATCTTCATACTGAGGATGCATCACGTCATTTAACTTATCAAAGATCTTCTTGCCGAACTTGTACAGGAAAACCTTTCCTTCATTCTTTGGATTGGCGGGATCCTTGACAACTAGAATGTTAGAGATAAAGGTCAGCTTTCTCTTCTGCTTACGTGCCTTATCCTTATTGGCTTCAGTACCAGTATTCCAAAGCTTTGAGTTTACTTCAGAGACAGGATCTTTCTGATCAAGAGTTGTTAGAGAGTTCTCGATGTACCAAAGTCCAGTTGGTCCCTGGAAGCCATGATTAAAGATACGAACCCAGGGAACATCTTCTCCCTTTGGAGCAGGAAGGAAACGAATGGAAGCAAATCCATTTCCTGCCTTATCGACTTCTGGTTGCCAGAAACGATCATCAGAGTTCTTAGAACCCGTATCACTCAGCTTCTTTGTCTCCTTGATTAGATTTTCGAAAGCCGAAGAACGATTCTTTTTAAGTGTAGCAAAGTCCATGTATATCTCCTATGTGTTTTGTATAAATGTATAATCTTGTCCACGATCTCTCATTACGATAACTAAGTATATATCATCTCTCGGTAGAAGTCAAGTAGAAAATGCCTCATTACAAACATTTCTAACATTTCCGAGATCGAATGTTAGAAATGGTCGATACTTTTTAATTAACATAAATTTAGAGGACCAGAGGGGATCCTTTTCAAGTCTCAAATTCCAATCCCCCATGAACCTATAGTTTGAGTTTAGCATTATCATAGTCTCGATCGAAACATGTCCTCCAAGAAACATCGAGAATAGAGCTGGATGTGTCGAATCACGATGATTTATTGCATTTATAATGCTAGAGCATTTCTCCTTAATCTTTTTGCAATCTCCTCTAAGCATTTCAAGTAGAGTATTTTGTCTTTCTTTCCAATCCTTATATTTATTATCGGCATCTTGATCTAGTAAGCTTCCGATCCAGTTACTTCCCGAGAAGTTCGAAGATACAAAGTTAGAGATTAGAAACTCTTCGAGATTCTCAGTATACTTCTTTGAGATCTTTTCAAAGAACATTCTATCTTTTCTCTTGACATAGGAGTCAAACTCGACCCTGAATGTCTTATTGTACTTGAAGTAATTGTAAGATTCCTGATTAAAGTGTGTCTTTAGTGCAAGGTACTGTTTATAACATTCATAGCCACTCATAATTTCGCTCTTTTTCTCCGTTTCTTCTTATGAAGAAGGTTTAGATTTTCAGCCTCAATCTCGATCTTCTTGAGTAGATTCTTTGAAAGCAATCGAGTGACAGCTTCTATTTCAATATTATTATTGGTACAGTATTCTGCAATGGTTTCGATATATGAGATATCTTCATTTTGCGAAGCAAGAGTTTCGATCATCAACGAAAATTCATTCTTATTAAGAAAGGATACCTTGTTGCGTTCAGAGATTTCCTTTGGCATAGTCTTGATGACTCCTTCGATAGTCATAGAATCAACTCCCTGAATATTTTCAATTCTCATTCTTATCATTCCCTATAAAAGATTGGTGGGCCTAGCAGGACTCGAACCTACAACCTGACCGTTATGAGCGGCCAGCTCTAACCAATTGAGCTATAGGCCCAAGCTTTGTTAGAAATAAATTCTTCTCGAGAAATATTTACGTTTTTGTTAAGTCTCGTCTATAGAAAATATGATTCCCAATTATTTTAGTCTTTGTTAATTCCTCTGCCCAATTTGGAGAAACAGTAAAGTTGTGAAAGTATGTAGACTTCTCTGTATTGTCATAGGGCTTGTTATTTTTGAAATTAGCATATAAAGGATATACTATTTTTTTGATCTCGTCAAGCGTTTTCTTATCTGGCCTACTTGGAGTATCACAGGCCCAAGTAAATGCACATACCTTCCCTACTCTGAAATGGACGACATGGCATATATCTTTCCACTTGATGCCATATGTCCTATACTTAATCCTATTCAAAATTACCGAGGCAACTGCTTTCTGACCTTCATTATCTTCAATGCCTGATTCATAATATACGGCACGCACCAGACAGGAGATATTGGCATCCTCTTTTAATTTAATATTTTTTAGAAGTGTGGCTTTTTTTTCCAACTTCTCCTGTATCATAGCATTTTCTGCTCGAGATAGTAGTTCCTCTTCATTTACATTGATACTTGTCACAGGAAGAGATAGTGTCATAGAAATTAGCAATAATGTTGAAATTGATCTTGCCATAAACATAATCATTTCCTTCATCTGTTAATAAGTCCTAGTTGATTCTGTTTCGAGGTTCAACTAGGAAAACCCAAAGAAGGCTATGCAGCTAGTGCAAAGTCTTCAAATGCAGCGACATTGTCGTTGGCATTTTTAGAAGTAGTCCGATGACGGTGGAACTATACCGAATGACTCCTTTGACCTTTACTGAAGTTAATCGATCCTGTTTCGACCCCATAATAGAAACAAAATGGTGGAGTCGTCGGGCACTGCCCCCGAGTCTTAACAACCTATTACGTCAACATCTTCATCATCACACGTCTCTTATTTATATAAAATCAAGAGATATTCGAGATATCAATGCCCTTCCGATGCTTGGCGAGAAGATCTACGAGTTTATTGGACCACTCTGATCTCTCTTCCTCGAATACGATAATATCAGACGTCGCCTCACATGACATTAAAATTACAAGATCATTGAACTTAACTCCAGTAAGTTCCTCGACCATCAAAGAATATGCAGCACACTGCATGAAGTAATTATGAACCTGAGATCGAGTCTTTTTCTTTGCCGAGGTCTTGAAGTCTACGATGGCTGGCTTTCCCTTCCATACTCCAACCAAGTCAGCAGTTCCTGCCAATTTGAGTGTATCAGAATATAGTGGCTGCTCGAGACCATAGATCAAACTTAGATTCTCTATAAGAAGAGGAGTAATCTTATTGAAGCCAGAAAGATTCACGGGATCGATGCACTTCTCAGAGGGATTCTCTTCGTTGTTTAGAAGATTTTCGACCATCTTGTGGAAACTCGTGCCACGAGAAGTTGCAACTCTCGAAACTCGATTAGCCTCTTCTTCGCCAACATTCTTGCGCCATCGAGCGATGTAAGGAGCAGAGAGCCTCGAAAGAAACGTCGTGACTGAAGTATATCCCTCATTCGTCTTGGGGGAAATGTACTGCCGACTTTCTCCAATCATTACTCTTTCGAGGCTCTTGGGTAGATTCATAGAATCATCATGTACGAACATTACATACTCTTTCAATTAGTTATAACCTATTATAGCTTACATTCTATAGGAAGTAAAGCGTTTTATTGAGAAATATTTGCTTGAATATCAAAGGCTTCTTTCTTAATAATGTAATCTTTTACAAGATCGCTTCTTACAATATCCTTTTCATTGAACTCGATGAAGTTAAAGCGATTCATGGTCTTGATAATTTTAGAGAAATATGTAATACCCGAAAGCTCATTCCTCGAATTTAAATCGGTCTGACGATAGTCTCCGCAGAATATAATCTTCGATGAACTCCCAACGCGAGTTATGATAGTATTAAGTTCTTGAAAGACCATGTTCTGACATTCATCGACCAAGATAATAGATCTATCCATAGTTGTTCCACGAATGTAAGATGTCGTTAAAAATTCAACTTTCCTTTTTATTTTGAGGATCTCATAGGCATCACCTCGTCCAAATAGATCATTGACGATTTCGTGATATGGAGCTTCGAATAATCTAGTTTTTTCGGTTAGGGAACCAGGCATGAACCCCATATCTCTCGATGGGACTGCCGAACGAATGATAGTTAGCTTGTCAAATTCGTTTCCTGATAGTATCTCTCTTAGACTCAAGTAGGTTGCAATAAAAGTTTTTCCAGTGCCGGCATATCCATGTAAGAATAAATTATTATTGTTTTCAAAGGAATCGAATGTTTTAATTTGATTTGGTGTTATCGGGTTAATTTTCCTTAGTAAAATCGAAGAAGATATTTGTCCATTGTCGCGGTTACGTTCTTTTTTTACTCTTTTGGACATTTTTTTGTGCCTCTATTATCTAATGTTGATTCCCCTTGCCCGAGGGTTGGCAGCTTGAATCCTTTGCAGGACTTCGCGAAAACCTTTATCGGGCTTCGTAATTCCTAGACGAATTGAATCTCCTATTCTTGCACTGTACTCTCCTATGATCTGTTGAATGTGTGGATTATCCTTGAGGTACTTTTCCTTCTCGGCAATCTTGATCTGCAGCTCGAACTGCTTGCCTGTCTTGGTATCTTCGAAGTCATATAGTGGCATGATATTGTAACCTCCAACTCTATTTATAATTATGAGTGCCAAACAGGAGTCTGTCTATTTTTCCAGGAAGCCATTTTAATCTTAGCCCCTATATAGTAATTTTTAGATGTCGCCAGGTACACTTTGGTCATGTATCTTTCCCTATAAAATTGAAATCATTTTAGATCGAGTTTTATTATTATCAGTAAAAGAAACGCATTTATAATTTTTATCTTCCAAGGCAGAAACATACCAATTAGGAATTGATCTGTTAGTCCAAACTGCAAATGGTTGTTTATCATTGATGTAATACTTCTTGTATGATTCAATAGAGTCAGGAACTTTATATTGTTCTGGCATACACTGAGGAATCGAAGTAATATCTCCGATTGGTATATTCGTCGGCAAGTTACTCAAAAAAGCAATTAATTTTTCTGCCACATGATGTTTATTATATCGATGAGTATATTCTTTCATTAGATCGCGCCATAGAGAGTATAGCCACATATAATTGGATGAGGTTTTGCGGCACCAAATGCCAGACGGATGTTTCATGTGTGATGCCAGATACAGATTGGTTTCACGTTCATCTTCTAGATGCCAACGCATTGCCTTGCGTCCAGATTTAGATTTACCTTCATACTCTTTGCCGTCGAGGAGGCGATGTGCAGTAGAGAGAAGTTGTGCATATTCTAAAATCATTTTAACTACATGTTTGTCTAAATGCATTTCGGCACATGTGCTTGGATTATGGTCGAGATAAAAGATATTCATTATATACTCACTTGCTAATTACAAAATTTAGCTTATCTATGATGGGGTTCGCCGCGACGTTGATCATCTCTATGTCTATCATGTCTATCATAGTGATCATGATAATGTCGCGGCATATGCCGATGTCTATTAGTGATAATTACTCCACCAACTACGGCACCAGCAATTGCTCCGAAAAGTAAAGCATCGGCAACTTCGTTATTTCTATTGCGATCGATAATTACCAATTCATTTCTATCACAGTCTCTTCTCATAACATCATAAGGATTTCCACGAGAGTCATAAACTATCTCGTGTACGTTTCGACAAATAATGGGTTGAGCAGTACATGCAGAAGATAACAAAGAAACTACGAGTAATGTTGCTACAATAACTTTTTTCATGGTTCTCTCCTTTGTTTATCGACTATACCATATAGTATAGCTTACATTCTATAGAAAGTAAAGCGTTTTATTGAGAAATATACTTATTAAGTGGACACCATTCACTCGCACGACCATACTTTTGTCTGAGTTATCAAATCTTTTGGAACACCGACATCGACAGTGAAAGACTTGTCTTCGAATAGCGTCTGGTTTGTTGGTTGAATT